CCTCAGCATCGGTCGGAGGTCAGGCACGGGAGGCGCGCCTGATGTTCCATAGTTGCGCGTGATGGTATTCGCGCCGGTGCATGATCTCCGGCATCCACCAGGCACCCGCCTCTTCGTTCCATTCGATGCCCGCCGCTTGTAGTTGCTCGGCGCGCTCCTCGCCGGTCACGTGTGCGTCAATGATGTCCACGCACCGTTGCACCCATTCGGAATCGCGACGCGCCCACCACACGGCGTCTTCAGTTTCCGCCATCAGTCACGCCCTCCCATGCAAGCCGTTCGTGGGCCAACTGCTTGTGCATCCGTTCGGCGAGGCGCACGAGGATCAGCGGCCGTTCGCGCCCATCCTCTTCCGCCCGTTCGATCCGCTTCTCGACCATGCGCACCGCTTGCGCGAGCGCCGAGACCTTCTGCCAACGCTTCACCACGGCCTCCAGACGGCCGCGTTCGTCTTCGGGTCCCACCGCGCCATACGGCTGTCCCTTTCCCATCCGTCGCGCGTCCACAACTCGTCGCCGACCCGTTCGAGGCGACGCGTCATGCACGGGTTCCCGGCAATGGCGTGCTCCAGCATGAGGCGCGCGCTCTGATCGTGATCGCCAACCCACGCCGTCCACTTGCCCCATTGCCACCAACGGTCGCCGGTTGCCGTCTCGCGCATGATCAGCGCCGGTTCGCGCAAGTCGACCGGAGAGCACGCGGGCCGGATGGTCGTGTCCCTCGGGAACTTCCAATACATGCCCGGCTTGTACAGGTCTCGATCCTGCCGAAGCCACATCTCGACGAGCGTGCGCGAGGGTCTCATCGGCTTGCGCTGATGCGCCTTGTCGTATTCGCCGATGCTCCCGTAAACCCGGAAGATTTCGTCGATGATGCGCGCGCGCTCACGCCGCACCTCGGCGCTGTATCGGCTGCTCCACCAGTTCCTGTGCTGGCGACGTCGCCACTCCTCGGCGGACGCCGCCATGCCCGCCTTGAGTGCCCGTTCGAACGCCTCCCGAACCTGTGGGTACGAGCGCGCGGTGAACCCGACCCACGTGTCCGGCGCGCCGATACCGGCCGATGCCGACCCCATCTCCGGGATCACGGTCGCGAGTTCGACGAGCGCCTCCAACGTGTCCGGCGTGCGCTGCACCCTGCGGTTGTCGGCCTGTCCGTCGCGCTCCCATATGGGGCGACGGGTCTCGCCGACCGCACGCGCAATCGCTCGCCACTCGTCGCGCAGCATCCGCCCGTGGCCCGGAATGGCCGCACGTAGGGCCTCGATGCCCTCTCGCACCAGTCGGCCACGCTGGTCGCGTCGCTCGCGCTTACGCTCTAGGAGCGCGCGATACGCGGCTTGCGTTAGCGGGTGCGTGTCCCTTTGCGCCACGCACCAAAAGGCGGGCACCGAGTACCCGCACGCCTTCGCCGCCGCAATGATGGTCTCCGACTGATCGAGCACGCGTGCGATCTGCGCGTCGGACAAGGCCGTGCCGAACTTCGGCCACGACCCCTTCTTCCGGCCTCGCGCATCAAGCCACGCGCGATGCAACGCTCCCAGTTCGGGTTCGCGCTTCATAAGCCAATGCACGCGGAACGGGTCGCCGAGACCGAGGTGCACCGCGACGTCGCGGATGATGCCGTCGCACGCATCGAGCGCAGCGACAAATGCCTCCGGGGTTGGGGCCACGAGAACCTTGACGGCGTGGCCGCTGGGCGCTCGCGTCATGGCCGGGCTTCCTCGATGGCCCGCTCGATCTCTCGCACCAACGCATCGAGGTCGCGCACCTGCGCGTTCAATTCGCGCGCCTTCTCCCATGCGTCGTGGTCGCCGTAACGGTCGCCACGAGCCTCCTGCGTCGAAGCACGGGACGCCACGTGGTCTCGGTGCACCCGCACCATGTTCAGCACGTCGATGGCGTTCATCGCTGTCTCCCTCAACGAGTGCGGGCCGGGTTTCCCCGGCCCTTGTCCTACGCGATCTGCATGACCCGCTTGATGGCGAGCGCCGTCTCCGCCTCGATGCCGACGCCGACCTCGACGTACCGGAGCACGACGTCGAAGGCGGCCACCTTGGCGAGGTTTGCCGGCGTGGGTTGCGTCATCAACGCGGCCCGGCACCGGAGAAGGTACGCGCGTGCGTCAGCGGCTGGGGTTTCGATCTTCATTCGACCTCTCCTGCGTGGATGCGTGCGGTCAGTTGTTCGAGTGCCTTGATGGCGAGGTTGATGCCCGCGAGGCGCGCAATCACCTCGTCGAGCATGGTGTCGGACGCGATCGGGCCGCCCCAGACACCGCTCGCGCACCGCAAGTCCTGCTCCGCGTGGTACTTCGTGTCTTCAAGGCGTCGAATGGCGTGCGCCACGCCGTGACCGGGTCCGTAGGGTTCCAAGGTCGCTGGTTCCATGTGCTCTCCTTGCGGGCCGTGTCTGCCCGCTTGCACCGATGGTATACCACGTCACGCGCACCGTCAAGGGCGACGCGGTGCGAATATCCGGCGAACGTAAAGACGCCCGGCCACGTCATCGTGACCGGGCGCTGTTCGACCGCATGTTCCCGTTGCCGTCGGTCGCCGGGGGAAGCGCCGACAATGGTCGCGTTCTACCCCTCCCACGGCCGGACGGCGAGGAGATGCGCCGCCCGACCGCAGGGAAGGGAGAAGGGGGCAGGGTGCGGCGGATGCAGACCGCACCCACCATATAAACGAACGGCCGCTTACTGGGTCACAATCGGGCCGCTTGGTACGCGTCCCACGCCGCACGAGCGGCCAGCACGAACGGCGCAATCGCCGCATCGAACGCCTGCTCGAACTCGTCCACTGGCCCGTGCAAGCCGAGGATTTCGAGCGCCGTATCGACCGTGCCCGCCGTCGCGATGGCTTTGGCGATCCACAGGACCACGCGCGCCACGGTCAACGTAGTCGCGATCCCCGCGACGGTGCGCCGGACGGTGCGCGCGGTAGCGGCCCGCCTGGTGGTCACGGGCCGACGCCAGACGCTGGCGGTGTGGGTGTCGTGCCGTTCGACGGCGGGTTCGTCCCGCCCCGGAACAACCACCCGGTGACCGCACCCGCGGCCCCGACGAGGGCGGTTTGGCTCGACTGCGACTGATCGTGCAACGCCGACCAGCACAGCGCACCGATCACGAGCACGGCGACCACGCCCCCGATCCCGTCACGGAGCGTGATCGTTGGCAGGTCGCCCGGCTTCACTCGTCGCTCGCCTTCGCGTTCGGGTCGATTCCGGCGGCGGCGAGGGCCGCTTCGAGTTCGGCCACGCGTGCCTTGAGTGCGCCGATCTCCTCGATCCATCCACCGAGCGACGCGGCGTTCGCGTTCCACGTGGATACTGCGCGGATCAGGTCGGGTACCTCGGTCACCGGGTACGCAGTGTCGGCGATGGCCTGTAGGACGTTCTTCTCTTCTGGTGTGGTCATGTCTTCCTCCTCGGTTGCCCATGCGTCGTAGGCTTTGCACACGACGACCGGGTCGTGGTATTGCGCGGCCACGGCCTCACGGGCCTGACCCTTTGGCCAATACCCCCACACGGGCGGCTTCGCTTTGTGCACCTCAAAGTGCAGGTGACAATAATCCCACCCGCCCGAGCGCCCGACCGTGCCGACCAGTCCGCCACGTGGGATTTCGTCGCCCTCGCGGTGCGTGACCGTGGACGCCATGTGCGCGTATAACACGTAACACCCCGCGTACGGCCCCTCGAGCAATTCCCAATACTGATGCAGGCCGTACCCGCTCGCCGACTCAATGTGACGCGCAAGGCGCTGCGGGGCGATGGCCACGACGGGCGACCCGCAATCGGCGTTGCCACCCGCGCCTGAGTTGAAGTCCACGCCGGGATGGAAACACCCGGCACCGTTCCATTCGAGAAACTCGAACCCGCCCTGAAACGGGTTGCCGTCAGTCGCGTCGCGTTGTGGGAACATTCCCGCCCGACCTCCATTCATTGGCCACGTGGACCGCACGGTTGCGGTTGGCCTTGGCGAGCGCATCGAGGCCCGCCTGCGTGCGCATGTACGCGTGCATGAGACAAGGACAATCGTCCCAGTCAATCTTGAGGTGCCGATGCGGACAGTGCCGTTTCGCGCACTTCTTGAGGTATTCCCACGCCTCGGGAGGCGCGCCCCATTCCAGCGTGGTCATCGTGGTGCCGTCGGCACGTACGGCGGGCACGTCAGGTCGATCCTCTGGTTCAGCCTATCGAGCGCCTGCGCCATCGCGACCTGCTGAGAGGCGATGCGCTCCAACGCCTTCGACTGTTCGGCCAGCACCCACCAGAGAAGGCCACACGCGAACACGATGCTGATGCCGCTTCTGGCGACCCACTCGGCCACGTGCATCGGTTCGGCGGGCTTCGGCGCGATCATGCGACCGGCTCGTCAGGCACCGGCGGAGCCGTCCATGCGCCGTCGATCAACACCCACTCCGGCGGCACGAACTCGTCGCGCTCACGGTCGTACCGGTACCCGATGCCCGCGTACCGGCCACGCTTGTTGCCGTTGTACGACGTTTGCACCCACCGGCCACTGTCCGGCAGGAGGTCGGCGAGGAACGTTGCACCCAACGCCTCATCCTCTACGCCGTCAACGTGTGTGACGTCGTTGGACACGACGAGGACGCGTTGCACGATGTTGTTGTTGTCGAGTTCGGCGTAATGTGCCATCGTTATGCGTTTCTCGCTCGTGCAATGATGACAACTCCCGAGCCGCCCGCCTTGCTGACGCCTGTTGCTGCTGGCCCGCCTGCTCCACCACCGAGATTGGCCGTTCCTGTTGTTCCACCACCTGATCCAGCAGTGCCCGTTGTTCCGGCACCGCCTCCGCCTGATCCTCCGGTGCCACTAGTAGTCACGCCACCACCTCCACCTCCACCACCATATGTTGTTCCATTGATGTACCACGCGCGACCATTGCCACCGTTTCCACCGTTTGAATTGGTGCCATTTGCGCCTGCTGCACCTGCCCCCCCACCGCCACTATTGGTGGTCGCTCCGCCATTGTTGCCTTGGCCACTAATATATAAACCTGCAGTAGTGCCACCAATACCAAGATTTGTATTACTCAGTGTTGGATAATATCCACCTGATGATCCACCCGCGCCACCTGTGATGTCATGACCCCCGCCTCCACCTCCACCAACGCCGTAATAACTCAACGCACTTGACGTGATCGAACTGTCGGTGCCATTGCCGCCATATCGTGGCACATTGTTGCCACTTGCGGCGCCACCCGCGCCGATGGTGATGGTATATGTCGTGCCGCTGGCAATCGGCATTACGCAGGCAATCATTCCGCCACCACCGCCGCCAGAACCATTAGACCAAGGATACGTTCCATACGCACCACCGCCAGATCCACCACCTCCACCAACAATCAATACATGTACTATAGTTGATGTTGATGGAACAAATGATCCACTGCCGGTAAATGTCCACGTATCGTACAACATTCCGGCATACACAACCGTGGATTGTGTTGGGCTGCCGGTAGTGGTTACCGCAAAATTGCCAATAGTTGATGATTTTACCGCGCGACTATTGAGTGGGGTTGCAGATAACGTAACCACACTCATGCTACGGCCCCTGCACGCCGTACGCCGTGATGTTCACCGCAGCGTTGCTCGCGTGCGCCACGAGGTATCGGTTTGTCGGGTCGAGGCACACGCCCGCCACGAGGATGACCGTGTCGTTGCCTGCGACCGTCGCGCCGGATGCAATGTACGCGCCGTGCGTGCCCGTCGTCGCGGACGTGGACACGTTGTACGTGTACGCCGTGGACGACGTGTTGCAGATCACGATGGACGAGACGACGGTGTACGTCGAGGCGGTCGCGCCGTTGTCGAACACGTTGGTCGCCGCCGTGGCCGTCGTCGTGCCGAGGCGCTTGATGACTTCTGCCATGTCAGGCTCCCATTACCAAAAAGGTTTTGGTATATCCACCACCGCCGAGCGGCGTTTCGCCCCCCGACGCTCCCGATCGTGTGTACAACGCTCCGTCGGTTTTCGCGTAAATGGCCGTGATGCCGGCGCCCGGCGCCGATGGCGTCGACGATTGCTGCACGAACGTGTGCACGACGCCGTCGGGCGAGATGACGAGAATATTGCCTCGAACGGTGTTGTGATCGGATGCCAGGATGGTATCGGTACCACCGACCACCGTCCGCATTGTGCCCCATGCCATGGTTGCGCTCCTACGTGGTGCTCAGGGTAACCGTCCATGACACCGTGGCGGTTTGACTTGACGTTTTGCTCCACGACGAAAGCAGTCGCGCGAAGAGGGTGCCGCTCCCCGCCGTCGCGGTTGCGCCGGTGAACAGGCCGAGTTCCGTCCAGTCACCGTTTGCCACAGTCGTCGGATAGAACGTTTCAATCGTGCACGTCGCGCTTGTGACTTCCGTCACCGTTGCCACACGCCACGTCGACGTACTCGGTGTTGCCAGCGCGGTGTCGGACGAGGTGACTGCCGTCGTGCCGGTGCCCAGTTCGATGTACCACGTCGACGCGCTGAACGTGTCACCACCGATCAACGCTTGCGCCATCTGGTTGAGTCCAGACGTGACGACGAGGTTGTCGCCTTCGGCCACGATGACATCATCGACGCGAACGACGACGTGACCGTGAACGGCGATGCTACTGGTAGATTGCACGGCCATACTTCGCTACATCATACTTCGGTGTGGTTGCCGTGCCAACAGTCACGGTCACTGATTCATTGCGCAGATACACGATTTCGTCGCCCGCAATGAACTGCTGAAGCGCTCGACCACGTACGTCAGACGACGCAGGCTTGATGCCATCAAGGATGCGCGCAATCACGCGTGTGATGTCGTCTGCCACGTCATAATTCCCCGTATATGTCGGTGGAAAGGCCGAGTTCCACCATCCATTGATCCGGCGTCGCGAAACGTTTCGTCACGTCGGTGACGTACATGTCCACACCGGACGCGAACGCACCTCCAAAGCGACGATCCGACGTCAGCCTGAACACCTGCCCATCACGCCATCCAGAACCGTACACGCGCGCGTTGCCAACCCACTTGTGCCCACGTGTCGAGAGATACAACTCTGCTCGTGCCTTGATGGCGTCTTGCGATGCGTTCTTGAGTTCTGATGCTGAGAAGACATCTTCGTAGATGCCCTTCGACACACTCGACCCTTCACGTGCTAGCACCTCAGATATCGACGCGCTGTTCACGACGCGATTGACCTTTGGCACGATGTCGAGATACGGGTACGATACGTCAATCCTCGACCCCGCGACCGGCGGAGTCTCAAATCGCACGCCCCAGTTCGGCAGGCACAGGAGCGCTTTGTTGCGCGTCTGCCCATCGCCGGGTTTACCGTCGATGTTCTCTCGAAGTAGGCCACCGTTACCCGTCGTGTACGTCGTGGGGCTGCCTGATGGTGGCGTTACGGTGACGGTGGTGCCATCGTACGCCGCTGGTTCATACCCCAGCGGGAAGAACGATCCATAGCCGTCACCCGTGCCAACGGTTTGACTGAACGACAACGGTGCGCCGTCGTCACCCGTCGCCTGACTTTTCGCGTCCTTGATGAACACGACGTTCGTGATCTGATCGCCCACCTCCTCGATGACCAGATCGCCGAGCGTGGTTTGCGTTTCCCACGTCAGCGCGGACACCGGAGCGGCCGATGCTGATCCACTTACCGGCTGGAACACGACGTTACGGTCGTAATCCACGTACCACTTGAAGCCGACGATTTTCGCGATGCGATCAATCGCCTGCGATGGTGCCTCGAAGTCGTAGGTTTGTTGCGGAATCACCGGCCCGTCGACGAT